TAAACCTGGAACTGTGGAAATCAATCTGATTCTTATCGCATTAGGGGAAATGCCTTATAACAAGGTGGCTGCGACTATTGCGAGGATCAAGGATCAGATAAAAACTGAATGAATGAAAGAACCATCCGAGAGGGTGGCGCAACACAAAAGGAGGACAACACATATGACCAAGAAAATCTATATCAGCCCCTCCGATCAGGTTCGCAACACATATGCTGTAGGCGGCACCAACGAGGCGGCGGAGTGTCGGAGGATCGCCAAGGCAACCGTTGCCGCTCTGAAACGCTGCGGTTTTGCGGCAAAGGCCAATGTGACCGACGAAATGGAATCCCGTGTGGCAGAATCCAATGCCTGGGGCGCTGATCTTCATGTGGCGATCCACACCAATGCATTCAACGGCGAGGTGCAGGGTACACGGCTGTTCAGCTACGATACCACCGGCGAGGGCTATAAGGCTTGCAAGGCTGTCATGGCTACTCTGGCACCCATTACTCCTGGCGAAAGCGACAACATCAAGGCGTGGCCCGGACTGTACGAAGTCGGCCATGCGGATGCTCCCACGGTGTATATTGAAGTTGCGTTCCATGACAATGAAGAAGAAGCTGCCTGGATCATCGCCAACACAGAGGAAATCGGCGAGGCCATCTGCAAGGGCATCTGTAACTACTACGGCGTTCCCTACATTGCACAGCAAGCACAGGAACAGCCCAAGGAAGCCGAAACTAAGGTGTACAACACTCTTGAAGAGGTTCCCGGTTATGCCCAGGCAACGATTCAGAAGCTGCTGGACAAGGGCCTGCTGAAGGGTACCACCGACGGTCTGAAGCTGTCCGAGGACATGATCCGCATCTTCACGATCAATGACCGGGCTGGTCTGTACGACTGAAGGGGAGGTGCTTATGACATGGGAAACCATAGTCAGTTACGCCAAAGATCTGACCACGATTCTGGCGCTGCTGGCCCTGATCATCAAGCCTATCCGGGAGCGGATCTTCGGCGATGCTCGAGTGAAGGAAGGGCAGAAGTGCCTGCTCCGGTCTGAAATCGTCAGAACCTACTACCGCCATCTGGGCGAAAAGCAGATCCGGCAATATGAGTATGAGAACCTGGCTTACTGCTACGCTGCGTATAAACAGCTGGGCGGCAACAGCTTCGTGGAACATATCTACAACGAAATGCAGGACTGGGATGTAACCCAGTAGAAAGGACAAAACATGGATTTTGGTATTGTGACTGTGGCGGCCATCACCGCCCTGTGCTATGTTGCCGGTATGATTGTTAAGGCATCCGGCCTGGACAATAAGTGGATCCCCATCATCTGCGGTGTGTTCGGCATCGCTCTGGGCATCCTGGCGCTGTGCATCTGTATGCCTGACTTCCCAGCCGGTGATCCCATCACCGCCGCCGCCGTGGGTGCTGCCTCCGGCCTGGCTGCTACCGGCATTGATCAGGCAGTGAAACAGTTACTGAATTAAAACAATCCCCCTCCTTGGCTCAAAAAACGAAGCCGGGAGGGGGATTTCACAACGCAACCGCGTCGCAACGCCTATAAAATCACAGAAAAGCATATAACTTTTGAAACAAAAAAGTACCTGAAATCTCTCGATTTCAGGTACTTTTGGTCCGAGTGACTGGATTCGAACCAGCGGCCTCTTGAACCCCATTCAAGCGCGATACCAAACTTCGCCACACCCGGATATTCACTTGCTGTCTCTCAACTGCCTGCATATAATAGCACAGCTTTCTGAAAAATGCAAGCTTTTTTTTCAAAAAATTAAAATATTTTTTTACCCCATTCAGAAGTTTATAAATCAACGGTATTATAAAAAAATATGTGGGAAAATGGGGCGGAAAGTTGAAAGGATTTGTGTGCTGCCTATACACAGACAGGAAAGGCGGTGAAGCTGTTTGGCTTCACCGCCGAGATTCCATTATTCGCCCCGCTCGGAAGTGATGACCTTGCCGATATTCCACAGGTGTGCCACGCTGCGCTCAGCTTCGATCTTTTCTTCCTCCGTTTCGTATTCCACATAAACGGTGTGGGCGCTGCAGTCCACGCATTCCACCTGGACATTCCAGCCGCCTTCGTGCATCAGCATGCCGTTGCCGCGGCAGACGGGACATTCTTCCAGTTCAATCAGTTCGTTGTTATTCATGGTTCATTTCTCCCTATCGAAAGATTTTTTCGTTGTTGTCATAGATTTCCAGCCGGTGACACCTGGAAAAGTCCGGCTTCCATGCAGGCAGATGGCGTTCGATGGCGGCAGCCAGCTGCATGGGATTCAGCGACGGATTCTGGCAGCACACCAGCGCCTGAATGGTGATGGTGTTACCATCGGTTTCCGTTACATCCAGCTTCCGGATCATGGGAATGATATCCTGATCCTGGACGCCGTTTTTGCTTCGTTTCTCCACAGGCAGCGATTCCTGGCGGAACAGTTCCTGCAAAGCATCGCAGGCACCTGCGGGGATACCGGCGTCATATTCCAGATCCACGGTGCAGCGCATCAGCGCCAAATCCCGGATTTTTCTGCCGTTTTCGTACACATCCAGCACCCGGATGCCGGGGATCAATGCGTCATTCAATTTACTGCAGATGGTATCCATGGGAGGCACCTCTCCGTCCAGATCGAAGTCCAGCAGTTCGCACAGACTGTCAACGCCTACAGAAAGCGGCAGGGCAATGGATACCTGGGGCCGGGGGTTGAAGCCGTGGGAGTGGGTCAGGGGAAGCCCTGCCCGCTTGAAAGCCCGCTGAAACAGCCGCATCAGATCCAGATGGGAAATCCAGACAGCATTGCCTGTCTTTTCAAACAATAATCTAGGCATCGCACTTCACCTCCCGGAGAAGTTGGTTGGCACCGCAGCCGGCGCAGCCTTCCCGGCAGTCCGGCGTCACCCTGGCATCGTATGCCCTGCGGCGTTCCCGCAGCAGGAAGTCCTTCCGAACGCCCACATGGATGGGATCCCAGGCGAGACATTCTTCCTCGCCGAAACCGCGGGTGGAATAGAAATTGGGATCCACGCCGCAGGATCTGAATGCGTCCAGCCACAGATCATAGCGGAAGAATTCGTCCCAGCCATCCAGACGGGCACCCAGGCGGACAGCTTCCTCAATTACAGGCGCAAGCCGGCGGTCGCCCCGGGCCATAACAGCTTCCAGACGGCTCAGATCGGGTTCGTGATAGTCGTATTCAATGGACTTGGAGTAGAAGTGGCTTTTCAGCAGCTTGCACCGGCGCAAATACTCTTCCGGAGTAATCTGCTGTTCCCACTGGAAGGGCGTGTGAGGCTTGGGAACAAAGAATGCGGTGGCCACATGGACCCGCAGACCCCGCTTTTTGTTGGTAGCATTGGCCTTCCACGCCTGGATAATCTTGTAAACAAGCTCTGCAATACCCAGAACATCCTCGTCGGTTTCTGTAGGCAGACCCAACATGAAGTACAGCTTCACATTGCTCCAGCCGCCGGCAAAGGCCTGGGTGCAGGTGGTGAGAATTTCGTCTTCCGTCAGATTCTTGTTGATCACATCCCGCAGCCGCTGGGTGCCGGCTTCCGGGGCGAAGGTCAGTCCGCTCTTGCGGACGGTCTGCAGCTTCTCCATCAGCTCACGGGAGAAATTGTCTGCCCGGAGGGAGGGGACGGAAAGGGAAACCTTGGCGTCGGCGCAGTAGGGAATCAGCTGGTCGGTCAGTTCCTTCAGTCCGCGGTAGTCGGAGGTGGACAGGCTGGAAAGGGTCAGTTCGTTGTGGCCGGAGTCTTCCAGCATTTCCATGCCCTGCCGCAGCAGAACCTCCGGACTCTTCCTGCGGACAGGACGGCAGGAGAAACCGGCCTGGCAGAAGCGGCAGCCCCGGATGCAGCCACGGAATACTTCCAGATTTGCCCGGTCATGCACAATTTCTGTGGAGGGTACAATCATTTTAGTTGGATAGTAGGCGTTGTCCAGGTTCTCCACTATCCGCTTGGTAATGGTCGCAGGCGCATCCCCCAGGGGAACAATCCGGGCCAGGGTGCCGTCTTCGTTATA